TGAACAGTTTGTTTATCATATTCTAAAGGTTTTTTACCATCTAAAGCGGTTAATAATGAACCGTCTGTCGTTAATTTATCTAATAGTCCCATAGTTATTTTATTATAAATATTTAATTATTGAATTTTAGATGTGCTCATTGCAAATCCAGTTCCTACTTTAGTTGAATCCATGTAAATGTTAGTTTCTTTTTGTAGTATTTGTGATAATAATCCTTCTACAGCTGACATTCTTTCAACTAATGGAGATATATCAATTGAAGGAGAGGAAGTAGGAGCAGAAGATTCAGTATTACCACCAGTATTAGATTTATTTTTACCTCCTAAATCAGTTCCAGCAATAACTGTATCTTTATCATTTAGAGCAATAGCACCTTCAGGAGCCATTAATGTACGTTTTCCATATCCACCAGATACAACGTCATCCCCTTTTAAAAATTTATAACCTAAAGCAATAGCTCCAGCAGATGCTGCTATACCTAAAGCCCAACCAACAACCGGAATAGAACTTAATGAAGAAATAACACCCATAGCTGCTTTACCTATACTAGATAATAATTCACCTTTAGAAATTAAAGCGCCTATTCTTTTTATACCATTAAGAGTAGTTTCATAACCTATTTGAAGTAATTTAAATCCTGCTTTACCTTGTTCCATAACAAAGGATCCAGTATCGTAAATTTTCATAATAGCTTTTTTAGCAATACTTTTATCATCTAAAGTATTAGCATATGTTTTTACACCAGCTATTCCTTGTTCTGTGATTAATCCTGCTAATAATTGTAAATTATAAGCTATTTTAGTTCCAAGACTTTGTTTTTCCATTATACCTTGAACTGATTTTTCACGAGATATAAATGATTCTTGACCCATTTCTAAAGATTTTAAAGCAAAATTTGCTCTACTTACAGCTAAACTAGCTGTTTGGGTTACTTGGATTCCTTTGTATATCGCATATACAGGAACTAAATATTTACCTATATCTATGATTAATTTTAAAGCAGAAGATAAATATCCAACAAATGTTCCTACTGCTCCTACAATAGGACCAATAATTTCAAATATAGAACTAAAAATATCTAATACAGGCATTAAAGGTGTTACTAAAGAAGCAAATATTTCTTGTAATTTTGTAGCAGCCGCTGCTAGTTTTTCCTGAGATGAAACAGAAGCTAATTGATTAGCCAATTGTTCATTTCCAATTTGTTTTTTGGCTTCTTCTAAACCTACTTCTTTTACTAAATTGTTAAACTTTTCTTGAGCGGTTTTTCCTTCTTTACCAGCTAATTTTTCCATAGCTTCTCTATCCATAAGAGATTTAGCTAAATCATCACGTGTCATACCAACAGATTTGGCTAATGCTTCCTGTTGTATAACATTCATTTTAGCAAATTCAGCAGCTGTACCTGTTTGTTTTGCTATTTCTTCAGCAACAGTTGCTAAATCACCATTTAAAGCTGCTTGTCTTGCTTTTTCTAAATTTAAATCTTTGCCAGTTAATAATTCAGCTTCTAATTCAGCACTAATAGATTCTTCAAAATTTAATAATCCTTGGGATATATCTTCTAATTTATTTAATTCCATACCGAACTGCTTTGCTTTATAAGCAGCCGCGGCTAGTTTTTCTGGTTGGTTTCCTAATGTTAATGTCGTAGCTGATGAAATTTTACTTATATCAGCCATTATATCTTTAGTATTAATAGCTAAACCATTTTCAGCATTTAAAGCAGCTACTTGACCTAAAATAGCACTTGTATTTTCTTTAATACTATCACCATTAGCAACTGATATTTGGGCTAATTTACTTGCTTCTTCTACACTATAACCTGCTTGGGTAGTTAATTCTGTATAACTAACAAGCATTTCTTCATTCATAACAACTGCGGTACCAAATAATTTATTTAATTCCGTGTTTGCTTTAACTAATTTTTCTGTGTTAATAAAAACATTGTTGGAATGATTAGCCATATGTTCCATTTCTAGAACCATACCTTGGGCTTCATCACGACCCACACCCATATCTTTTGCTACTTCACTAATTTCTTTATCAACGTGTTGAAAAGCGTGAATTAATCCTCCAACAAGGGCAGTCATTACTACTGCTGGGTCTGTTAAGTGATGAGTAAAACTTTTTCCAATTGATGATAATCCTGTTTTTAAAACCTCAAATTTATTAGTAAAACTATTAACATTTCCACCAGCTTTTTCAATTTCCTCAGCCATTTCCCTCATCTTTTCATTGGCTTCTTCTATACCAAGATGATGAGCTAAAGATCCTAAGCCAATATGTTCCATAGTATGTTCTATACTATGTAAAGCTGCTCCTCCTAAACCTAAAAGTTTATTAATTTGTTCTTCTTTATGAATTCTTTTTTCTAATCTATCATTAATATCATCATATATAGGAAATTCAGCTTTTAAACCTTCTAAAATAGCTCTTTCACTTTCATTAAGATCTCTACGAAATTTTAAATTTGTTTTAGCAATATCAACAATTCCTTTTTCTCGAGCTAAAGCTTCTGCTCTTTCAACAGTTTCTTTTTGTTGTTGTTTTAATTTTTCTTTTGATAATTCTAAATCTTTTAAACTTAATTTAGTAATATCTTGTTCGTCATATTTTAATTTCTGAACAATATCTTGAGTACCTTTAAAAGCCTTAGTAGCTAAATTTATATTAGAATTACTTTTAGATAGTTCTCCAGTTATAGCAATAATTTCATCATGTATATCTCTAAAACCACTACTAAATCTTAAATTACTTTTTTGAGCTTTTTCTATAGAAGCATCTACTGTTTTTATAGCTTCATTAAGTTCTCTAACAGTTAATAAAGTATCTGGTCTGATGATTGTAAGAGGTTCACCAGTTAAATCTTGGTATTCCTTTTTTAACTTTTTTAGTTCTTCTCTTAACTCAGCAATATCTTTTTTATCCGCCATTATAAAATATGTTTATTATAAATATTAAAAGGCATCACTTTTTGGATGCCTTTGTAGAATATGTTGTAGGAGTATATTTTTTAGATGCTTGTGCAAATTCAGGGGCGTTAACCTTGCCTGTAGAATCTACAAGAGTGGTTTTATTTCCTGATTGAGCATTTTGTGTTTGTTCTATTTCTTCTTTATAAAAGTTTTGAATTTGAAAAAACGTAAATTTTCTTAACCATATAGGCATGTTATAAATAGTTTCCCAAGAATAACCTCCTTTCCCATGAAATACTATTTCATGTATTTGTTTAAATAAATTAAATCTAAACTGACTTGCTATCTCAGAAGTCAGGCCAAAAAAAGCTAATATTGATTGGGATAGTGACCTCCACACCACTATCCAAAGTATAATTTAGATCTACATCTGGTTGTACTTTTCTAATATATTCTCTTAATGCTCTAGAATCACGTGCTAGCAAATAATTGTCTACAAAACTACGAATAGTTTTAGCTTCTCTATCACCTGCTACAGAGGTAATCATATACTTTAAGCGAGTAGATAATTCTGGGGATGCGTCTTTATGTATTTTTTTAAGGCCCTCAATTTCTTTATTAACATTTAACTCATCTTTTCCAGTTAATAATTTAAAAGTAATTTCAGTTCCTGTAGAAGGTAAAGTATAAGAAAATTCATTTGTTCCTTTAGTAATTAAAGATTCATCAAATATTTTATTTTCTAAAACACTTAAGTCAACTTCATGTTCTTTACCATCATATGTAAAAGTATAATCTTTTCCATAACCCAAAACACGAGCAGCAATTAATAAAGCATTTTTGTCTCCAGTTACTAAATCATTAACGTTAATTTCTTTAGTTACTACTAATGATTCTAAAAGTTTATCAAGTACTATTCCTTTTTGAATATATGCTTGGTTAGATAAAATATCTTCTTCCTTAGCAGTCATATATTTCATTTCTAATTTTCCTGAAGAAAGGGGATTTGATTCAGGGTACAATAATCCTTTTGAAGGTAATTCGATAACTTCTGTGGGGAATGATGGTTTGTTTTCTTCCATAATTTTTATTTGTTATAACTTTGTTGTCCTATATAAATATATAAGAAAAAAAGAAGCTCGCAAAAAATGCGAGCTTTCTTTGATTTATTTTTACTTTTAATTAGAAATTCAATACGCAGTAATCCATACCAATTGTTAACGATAAATTAATAGCAGCGTTTTCAGTATCCCAGTTATATTCACCAAAGTTAGCACCTTTAATAAACGCACCTTTAATTACCCACTCAGAAACGATATCACCTACAGGACCTAATACGTCAATAGTTAAATCTTTCTTATAAAAATCGCTATATCCGTCACGACCAGTTACTGATTCGTGATGTAAACGAACCCATTCCATTACTGCCTGAGCACCTGAAGGTGTAATAGGATCAAATAATGTCATAGTTAAATCGCTCCATTTAGTTTTACCTTTTACTTTTGTGTAAACGTTGATATGGTTAAGAACCACTTCACCTTGTTCAAGAGTTACAGCTGAGATTGCTTTAATAACATATGATGGAATACCATCAACATACATAATGAATCGGTTTGCCTGTTTAGGTTCGAAAGCGGTGAAAAATATTTCGTTAGGATCTAAGATTGCCATTTTTATTTATTTTGTTTTGTTATAAATATTCCGTTTTTAAAAAATTATGCTGGGAAAGATACTCCTGTTGGTAAGATGTTGAAGTTCAAGTAAACGAATTCAGCAGTCTTAGTTGGTTGTAAGTAAATTTGACCTACTAATTGGTTTCTATCAATTACATCTGGAGTGTTGTTGCTTGAGTCCATAATTACCTTAAAAGCATACAAACCTTGACGTTGCTGAACTGATTCTAAGTAAGGATTAACTTGAGCTAAGAATGCGTTACGTGTAGCAATCGTGTTTTGTTCAAATACCAAGTTATTAGCAATTTGACCAATGTATGATTTAAGAGAAATTAACAAACGACGAACATTTACACGATCCAAAGCACTTGCTTTAGTTTGTAATGTTTTCTGTCCGTAAACTACAACTCCTGTTCCCGGGAAAGTAGCAATTGGGTTAACTTTATTTGTGTATAAAGTATCACGGTTTGCTTGGGTTAATTTCTTTTCAGCTCTTACTACCGTAGATAAACCACCTCTGTTAATACCGGCCGGAGCGAACCAAGGCTCACTTACGTTGTCATTATACGCGTATACACCGGCTACTAACGTTGAAGCTGGTACCCATACTAATTGAGAAGTACTAGG